GTCAGTGCAGATAGAACACGCAGTAGCTAAGATCATTGATCAGCAACGCACCAACGGCTTTGTCTTAGACCTTGAGAAAGTTATGGGTTTAGTGGCTATGTTTGAAACCAAGCTACACGATCTAGAGCAGGAGGTTCACGAAGAGTTTCGGCCTGTAGTCACTACTCAGATACTGACACCTAAGTTCACAGCGACAGGTGCAGTAGCTAAGACAGCAACCGATCAGCACGGTAAAGGCACACGGCTAACAGACGAAGAGTATGAACGTATACTTTGTGACATGGACTCTAAGCCTATCGCACGTAAAACTGAAACGCCTTTTAACTTAGGGTCACGCAAGCAGATTGGCGAGTACCTAATTCGTTTTGGTTGGAAGCCTCAGAAGCATACACCTACAGGTCAACCCATTGTAGATGAGTCAACTTTAAATAAGGTTAGGAACATACCGCAGGCCGCATTGATTGCTAAGTATCTTATGTTGCAGAAACGCTTGGCTCAAACTAAGAGTTGGGTCAAGGAACTCAACGAAGACACTGGCAGGGTGCATGGGTACGTCAATCCTAACGGTGCAGTCACATCACGTATGACACATTCACATCCTAACATGGCTCAGATTCCCAGTAGTTCGTCACCGTTCGGCGAAGATTGCCGATCTTGTTGGACTGTTCCAGAGGGGGACTATCGTCTGGTAGGGATTGATGCTTCAGGCTTAGAACTTAGGATGCTTGCACATTACTTAAACGATGAGGGCTATACTAATGAAATACTTAACGGAGATATACACACCGCTAATCAGCGCCTTGCTGAACTTGAATCAAGAAGTCAGGCGAAAACTTTTATCTATGCCCTCCTATACGGAGCCGGAGATGCTAAGCTTGGGTCTGTGGTTGGACGAGGTAGAGCGGTTGGGAAAGGACTTAGACAACGCTTCTTTGATAATCTCCCATCATTTAAAAAGCTTACAGACAGAGTACAAAGAGAAGCTAAAAGCGGATACATTAAAGCACTAGACGGACGTAAGCTTACGGTGCGCTCAGAACACGCGGCCTTGAATACTTTGTTGCAGGGAGCAGGCGCAATAGTAATGAAGAAAGCGTTGATAATACTAGACGAGAAGATAAAGAACCACGGATACGATGCTAAGTTTGTAGCTAATGTACACGATGAATGGCAGATAGAGTGTCACCTTGATGATGCAGTAGCTGTTGGTAAGCTAGGTGTTAACGCTATTAAAGAAGCAGGGTGCATGTTTAATCTTAACTGTCCGCTGGACGGAGACTATAAAGTCGGGGAGAATTGGAGTGAAACACATTGAACCTGAAGTAGTAGAGCTTACAAGCTACGTTCACTTAAAATACAACACTTCTACAGGAGGTATCTTCAGACTTCCGCGAGGAAAATCACCCATGACCGTTGTACGGGTAATGCAAACCGCTGAAATTGTTTTAATACAATGTATATATTTATTGTCAGGACACATGACAGTATATACGGGAGACAAAGAAGTGGTTCCGCTGAAGTTAGGAGATTTTGAAGATGATCATGACTTCACACCTAAAAACATAACCAGAAAATACTATAATGAGTTCTACAACAATTAAAAACAACAAGATAAGTTTAATGCTAAGTATCGGCCTGATCTAAAAGGAGAACTGGAGTGAAACACATTAATAAGCCAAGTAATAAGAACACTATCTTTGAAGACGGACAGTGGTGGTATGTTGGAACTAATGACGGCGCACGAAGAAGTATAACTGCTCACAATAAAAAAAATACCAGTCGTATGTTTGTAAACGGCAAGTACGTACCTAAGTCACACCCTTTGTATAAGTCAGGACGTTACAAGAACTTTGAGTCTGCCGCGTTCTCTGCCTTACAAGGCTACGAAAAATCTAATGTAGGTTATGTATATGCTGTCTGTAACCCTGCATGGAAAGGTTGGTACAAAGTTGGGATGGCTGTCGATGCGGCTGATAGATGTTCAGGGTATCAAACCTCCTCGCCCTTTAGAGATTATAAGGTTTCTTATTCTAAATACTTTGAAGACAGACGAGAAGCTGAGAGACTTGCTCACTCTGCGCTAAAAGAAAACAAGATTGAACACGCTAACGAGTGGTTTAAAACAGACCTTGAAACTATAAAGAATGTAATTAAAAATATAAAGGACGTTCAGCATGAAGCTTAATACTATAGTACCTGACATTTACAAACACCTTGAAGGACTATCAGACGGTAAGCCTTTGCCTCTAACAGAAGAAGATATTGACAACACTCTTGTTGGAATTAAAGAAGCTCTGATGTCTTGGGCAGTTCCTTCTGCGCGTAACAAAGACTTCACGGTTCGTATGTCTAATGTGGGTAAGCCCTCGCGTCAGTTGTGGTTTGAAAAGCGTGACCCTGAAGGGCGTGGCGGCATAAACGGCCCAACGCAAATCAAGTTCCTGTACGGCCACTTGCTTGAAGAGATTGTGTTGATGCTTGTTCGGATGTCCGGTCACAAAGTAACAGACGAGCAAAAAGAAGTTGAAGTTAAAGGCATCGTAGGCCACATGGACTGTAAGATAAATGGCGAAGTAGTAGATGTTAAGACCGCATCTCGCTTTGCGTTTAACAAGTTCAAGGACGGACGCTTAGCACAAGACGATCCCTTTGGATACCTTGGTCAGCTTGCGGGATACGAGGCGGCAGAGGGTACTGACAATGGCGGGTTCTTGGTGTTGAACAAAGAGAGCGGTGAGTTGTGTATGTACGTGCCTGACGATCTTGATAAGCCCAACATTAAAACCTCTATTAGTCAGCTATTGCCTGCATTAGAGCTTGACTCGCCCCCAGAATTATGTTATACTCCCATACCTGATGGCAAGAAAGGCAACATGAAACTTCCAAAGGGTTGTAGTTGGTGTAAGTACAAGCACGAATGCTACAAAGATGCTAACGATGGACAGGGTTTACGTACCTTTAAATACTCAAACGGACTCGCATACTTGACAGAAGTTGTAGTCGAACCTAAAGTAGAGGAACTACTAGTATGAATGGCAAGAAAGCTAAGCGGATTAGGAAGCACTCAGGCGTTATTATAGTTGATTGGTTACGCTCATTACTCAGTGAAGAAGAAGAACAGGGCGTTACTGTTGATAACTATAAAAACTTTATGCCTGAGCAGACTCACTACATGGCGCAAAGAACTATGCACCTCAACGCCTATCATCCTAAGTGGGTCTGCAACAAGATAACTAAGATTATTAAATCAAACCCCCACCGCGTAATAGAAACTATCACACTAGGAGAAGTAAAATGAACATTGAACAGATGATCATAGCTACAGGAAGTTTTTTATACAACAGTGATAAGTCTATTACAGATATAGACAACGAGTTTCTAGAAGACTTGCGGCTGCTGATAGATGCGGAGTTAGAGCGCAGGGAGGCTATCCTCCATTGAATAAGATTAGGAAGGGATACCGCAAAAAACGAGTCAAGCGTCCTGTAGAAAAGAATCTTGTTAAAGGTTACGACTCTAACTGGGAGTATGAGTTGCATTCAGGCATCCTTGATGGTTGGAGTTTTCACACCGACAAAGTTCCTTACACCGTTGAGCATAACTACCATCCAGACTTTATACGTGAGGTTGAAGGCAAGAAGATTTTGCTTGAAGCTAAGGGTAGATTCTGGGACTACGCAGAGTTTAGCAAGTACATCTGGATTAGTAAGACACTACCAGAAGATACAGAGTTAGTGTTTCTTTTTGCTAATCCAAGTGCGCCAATGCCACAAGCTAAACGTAGAAAAGATGGCACTAAAAGAAGCCACGGTGAGTGGGCAAGTGCTAACAACTTTAGGTGGTTTAGCGAAGACACCATCCCTGATAGTTGGATTAACCCCAAGAAGAGAGAGAGTTTTGACTGACTTCAATAGAAAAGAAGAGAGGCGCAATAGGTTTTTAAGAAAGAAGAAGTTCAAGAATATTAGTTCTTCTTCTAACTTAAAAGTTACTGGGCGCAAAGAACTTACAATTAACTTATACAAAGAGATAGCACATGCAAAGATTAAATGACGCAACACCTGCTGATTGGGATAGGGTGGCTAAAGAACATCCTGCACTTGAGCCTTACAAGCCTTACGTTGATATGGCTATGCAAGAAGCCCACAATATGTTAATAGAAGAAGGCTGTACCCGTGACCTTGATTGGGGGGAGGATGTTGTAAATAAGCCTAAGCATTACAACACAGGCAACATAGAGTGTATTGAAGCTATTGAAGAGTCCATGTCTAGTGTTGCATTCAAAGGGTATCTCAAGGGCAACTGTCTAAAGTATCTTTGGAGGTACGACTATAAGGGCAAGCAAGTAGAGGACTTACAGAAAGCTGGCTGGTACTTAAATAAACTAACTAATATAGTGGTGAAGGAAAACAACTAATGCGCTGCTACTACTGTAATGGATACCTTGTATGGGGAGGTGATGTAGATATCTCCCACGAAGATGAGACGTTTCACACAGAGACAAATTTAACTTGCTCTGAGTGTGGCGGTTTTCATGTAATTTACTACCCTAAAGAGGAAAAAGAATAATGGATCAATATCAACAGTTTATACACAAGTCTCGCTACGCTCGTTGGATGCCTGAAGAGAAACGTAGAGAGACTTGGGAGGAGACAGTACAGCGTTATGTGGACTTCTGGGTCAACCGTGGACAGCTTGACAAGAAGACAGC